CGCTTCAGAAAAGTAACATCGGCCATACTCTCAAATGGAACCAGCTCCTGGTCCTTCTTATCCGACGTGTAAGTCAGACCAAAAAGCTCCTTCATCTTCGCTGCAATTGTGACCTGATTAAAGACTTCGGCCACAGCTGGGCTAGCACTCCCGATGTTATCATCACCGTAAGTGCAGATGTAGGTGTTCTCCCACATGTTTTCCCTGTCACCAGTCAGGCTAACATAGCAAGCCGTCATGGTGAACAGTGAATACAGTGAATTAACTGGTGTGGTCAATGGATGGCCACTGGGTAAGGACTTATTCCACTGGACCAACGTGTCCAAGCGGTTACCGTCCCCGGTCAAATGCACTGAATGCATGAGATCCTCAAACAACACCTCCCTGGCCAAGCAATCCTCCTCTGTACAAGAGGGGTCCTGTCTGTACCAGTTATTGATGTAATCAAGGATGAGCTTGTGGACATATGGCTGCTCCGAGCTGTCAAACGCTTTAAAATCACCCGCAAACACGCAAGGCCCAGCGCTCGTCAGCTCATCAGCAAGCACATGCCACTCAGAATAATGGTTAATCCCAGGTGCCATCCCAGAGACAGTGTGAGTAGCATACCCCGCAGCAAGGTAGGCCCCAAACATAATGCGATTGGCAATCACATAATCAATGGGGGCCCCACTGATGGCACGGGTAGCCACAGCATCGACCTTGGCATGCGTACGCAACTCATCCTTGAGAAAATCTGTGAAAATATGGGACAAGCGGTTGCCCTTCCTGGCCTCAGCGATGATATAATCAACCCTGGCCTTCAATTCCTGGCACAGATCACTGTCAAACTCGTAGTCGTCTCCAGTGCCAAAGAAATCCTTCTTGCCATCCTTGGCAGTAAGCTTATATGGGTACCCACAGGAACTACTCCTGCAAATACCCTTCAGCTTCCAGCCCTCAGGCCCACGCACAGCATCTTCAAACCCCAAAATATCCCTAGGGTATTGTGCTGTAGCAATGAAATGCTTCTTGGTAGCCAATGCCATAATAGCACGAGCACCAGGCACCTCCTTGTAGAACAAGGGTGACTTGTATGGCTCAAGGGCCTTCAACATGGGCTTTATGACCTCTCCATCGCGCACAACCGGTGATAAAATGGCGGGACGCACAGGTGATGGCCCAAGACCGACAAATCCAGAAGGCTTCAGCTTGCTGCGTGTGCCAATATTTATGGCCATGTCAGCATCAACGCGCCCAATGGGTAGTATACTGCCACCACTGAGCCCAGACTCTTCCACAGCCAGGACGGCACCCTCATCCACGTTGATGCCCTTCTTGGCCATGTCCTCATCGCGCTTATCTGTAATTGGCACCAATATGCGCACAGCACTGGCTACCAGCTCAGATGTGAGGATGGCTGCATACCCCTGACGTTCGCCAAGCCCAGTCTTGCCGGCTACATGAATCCCAAGTATATTGCGGCCACCAAA